GGTAATGGTTACAAATGAACCAAAATCCTGAAGTTCTGCAGTGAATTTGACAATGGAAGCCTGCTCACTATCAGGAGTAATACCTTCCACCAGTGGGATAAGTGCTGGACCAAATTTGTTGAATTTCTTGAACTGAATAGTTCTACTCGAATTTTCGGCAATACTTTTATGCTCTGCCTGACTTTCGAAAACCAAAAGTTCTTTGAGATTGTCGATAAACTCTCTATCCAGAAAAGTGTTTGTATTAGCAAACGAGGATGGAGGGGTAATACCAGTCAAGGTTACTGTCATTTTCAACTCCTTAAATTAACAGTTTCTTTAAACCCTGATAGCTCGCTACTTACACGGTTGGGCATAGCCCTAGGAAGTTTATCTTCTCTTCCATCTTCCAGAGCGTATTAATTCGCTCTTCTTTCTAAAATCCTCGTCGGATAAATCGAAGTCGTCAATGATTTGTTTCCTGGGGGAAGCGGGAGGACTTGTGCCGCCATCAGATAAATCATGCCTCATAACGCTAGTTGCTCTACGCTGTCCGATCTCAATTCCTTCGTTTCTTGAGTTTTTCTGAATTTCAGCAATTCTTTGCCGGCCACTTGCTCCGATCTCGTCATCCATCATGTTCTTCAAGAACAAAACTCGCTCCATTCCGCCGTATCTAGAATTGATTGCTTCGAAAAACTTAGGATCCTTTTTCACCAGGTTCTCAGCATAAGCATGTACAGTTTCATACATTTTATCTGGATCATATCCTTGATTTTGGAAATGCGTCATTACCTTAGTTTTCTCGGTATCGGAATATTCAACATTTCTACGCTGCTCCATAGCATCAAAATACTGCTGCTGCTTGTTCATCTTGTCTATATGGGGATTGAGCTGAGTATCCATTCGCTTTTTGACTTCTGCCTCGACCTTTCGGGCTATCATGGCATTGTAGTCACTGTCATCGTCGGCAAATAGATCATCGTCTGGTTTTACCGGTGGAGTTTCTACTGAGTTCTCTGACTGTTGCTTTTCCCGATATCTTTGGTATCTCTCCTCGTCTGTCTCGGCAGGAGGTTCACCCTCGCTAAACATTTTCTTATAAACATCGTAAATGTCCTTGGTATCAGTATAGTTTTCATCAGAATTAGGAGGAGTGCCTTCTTCATGAGAAGGTATCTCTTCTTTATTTTCAACCTGATTTGGTATTTCTACACCAATAGATTTTTGATATTCCAACCAAACTTCCGGATTTTTCAAACCTCCTTCAGCATTGTATACGAGAATTGGGGAATTGGGATCGCTAGGATTTGCCCTTGCCCTAACTTCATATGGATCTGGTTCTGTAGAGGTTTCTTTTATTTGCAAGGCCTGGTCAACAGCATTTGGATCACTACCATCTGCCGAGGGGCTATTTACTACTTCTTTTGCTGGTGGTGTCTCTGTTACTATTTCATCTGCCATGCTTTACTCCTGTGGTTTTTTCATAAAAAGTTCAGTGTTGTCTACATATCCAATAATTGTCTTAATTATGTCTACTTTGCCCTGCATGTAAACTCGAACATCGTGTTCTGCTAGAGGTTCGTATCCCGGAGAACCAGGAGTTTTGGCATTAAGGGCAGTTGCATCTTTAATCGTTAGTAGGACAAAACGCAAGCATGACCAGGCCTGTGTATCTTTAAAGTGAAGCAAAATTTCGTTGATTTCTTTCTGAGTGAATTTCTCTTGACCGTTTTTTGAGTATGCTATTCCCATGTTTTTCTCCTTTATTGCACTACTGGCTACGGAGGTTTTGCCCCTCCAATCTTTCCAATGCTTCCCTAGCCGATAAATCTCCCGCACTGACCTGGGCAAACAATTCTTCTACTGCGCTTCTCTGCTTTTCTTTATCCGCTAATGCTGCAGCAATCAAGGGTTCTTTCTTGGCGATATTATCCTGCATTTCCTGTTCTCTTTGTAGCGCGGCCTGTTCTGCTTGTTGTTGCAATATTTGTTCAATTTCCTTATCCGTTGCAACGAGGTCTTCCAAATTAGGTAGATCTAGATTTCTGAAATACTCTCTGTACAATTCCTTCTTTTTCAAAAATACCGAAGCATCCGGATCCTGAAGAACTAATTCTAAGGCTTGACGAAGTGCGTTGGCATTTTTCGCCTTGAATACAGCAAAGTTATTTCCAGTGGCAACAAAGTCCCAAGCTCTAAATAAATGCTCAGGACCAAGATTATTCTCTTCCAGCCTGGCAAGAACATCTTCTCCCAAAACCTTAGACATCTCTGCAATAGCCTTTTCTGGGTCTACAGCTACCTTGTACTGCAAGAAAAGGTTCCAGTACTTGCGAAGCAGGGGAACCAAGAAGGTTCTTTGCATAAAGGATACTGTCTTTGCTTGGAATGCTGATATTTGCTCGAGTATTCCCTGGATCTCCGTAGCAGTCTTTTGAAAATCTCTCTGAGTAAAATTCTTGATTGATTTCGTACTTTCGCCGAAACGATTGATAATCTCCCCAATCATCTGAAATCCAATACCATCTATAATGGGATTGAAATCCATAGGTTTGGTGCCGTTTCTGGTGGGAACAAACTGGCCGGCCATATCTATCTGTCCACCCTCGAAATTTGAAAGCCACCGAACGAGGTCTATATCTGTGGGATTGAACTCCCTGGGTACCTTGAGTTGGATTTCCACAAGGTCAAGTAGCACGTTAAACAGAAGATTGGCAGCATGGAAAAGGCCCATTGCATTGCGAATAAGGGAAATACCAAATGGATTTCTCGTATCAGGAGACCGAAGGTAAAAAATAGGAACATGGTTAAGCGTACCATCTCTGTTAGGGTTAGGATCCACCGATATAACCTGGGCATCGTTTGCAATAACCACTCGATGCTTTTCCAAAACCTCATATTCCTGGGTTTCCTTATTTAGAACAGGTAAATCTCCCCATACAACAAGCACATCGAAGTGGCCAATAGCCCTACTTTGTTCTTGTTGAGCGATGAGGTCAGCTTGGTCTTTACCTTCTTCCCATTGAGCCTGGCGATTGTCGTCATTGTCATTTCTAAACTCAGTAAACTTAGGCTGAACAAGGTCAGTATCGAAATAAATTCCATTTTTTCCCTTTTTCCGGAATTGAATTTCATCTTCTCTGAATTTCTCAAAGAAAAGACCTTCTCCAAAAGGTTTACTAGTATCAAAGAGCCAGTCAAAATTGGAGACAGCCTCTACCTTTACCCCATCCCTCTCGGTGATATCTTCCTCTTCGAGTTTACCAGTTTCAAGATTAAGAAATAGAGTTTTCCTTGTTTTGGTTTCCCATTTGGCTTTCGGTGCTGTCATTCCATGCAGATATGCGCCCTTCATTGCTAGGTCGATTTGATCGAGATTGTTGTTTCTTATATCGGCATGTAGAAATCTGGAGACAATATCTGCAGCTGGTTTAAGTGCATCTTCTCCAACTGGTATATCAAAGAACTTTTCTGTATTCGGGAACATTGCACGAAAGATTTGGGAATGATTTTCCTCCACGGCATCAACCACCAAAGGTATAATTTCCTTATGCTTTGTCTTCCTTGTTTCATCCTTCTGCGGATTTGGTCTATTGTTATAGGCATTAAGTTCCTCCTCCCATTTATCCTCTAAGGTTCTTCGCTCATCAACCAACATTTTCTTCTTGAGAAGCATATCTCGCAAAAGTTGATCAAAGTCGTATTTGCTTTTGTATCTTTGAAATAATGCGGAGAGCTCATCCGGTTCGCGTTCTATGAAATCATCTGCCATTTCTGCCTCCGGCGTATGTTAGTCGATTATTGTCATATTGAAGTCGCCATTGTTATTGCTGGCAATAGCGAAAAGATCATCAAGACTGAATTCCTTTTCAAAGGCAATGAAAAGTCTGGAAATATCCAGATCATACAAAGGCTCCGTACTCGTAATCAGGAACATGTATTTGCTCGTAGTAACATCTGACAAACCAAAGTAAATATCCCTATTCCCTTGGTGGGAGAAGAGAACCTTATGGGCTTTTTGACCAGTTGTTGAAAGGGGAACTGGTGTAACATTACTAATATTATTGAATTCTGTAGTCGATACCTGCAGTAGTCCTGTTCTATTTCCCATAATATCCCCTTATACCTGAAAGCAAGTTACGATGATTTTATCTGTTGCTACACTACTGTAAAACCAAATACTGGTTGCATCGATGTTCTTATTATGGACATCTAAAATCCACAATCCCTTTGCATCTAAGTAGCAAGATGCATCATCATAGGAAACGCCATTATCGAGAGATACTGCCACAACTCCCGTATTATCCTTGTGTGCCACTATAATCATTGATCGGCACTCGTAACCATTAGTCGTCAACTGTGTTGCTGTACTTGCTCCGGTGACTGTTTTCTTGATCCTGATATGAACTGCGAAGTTCCCAATTTTGTGTCCCATACTATACCCCTACCAATGTGACGTGAAGAAATGCTGTTGGTGCGTTCGCGATTACAAAAAATTGATCCGGACTAATTTTTGCGTCCGATTTAGAAGTAATTTCGGAAACATCAAAAACAAATGTCTCTCCTTCTTTCAAACCAATAATTTGATTATCTACTGTCGTGACATTATTTGACAAACCAATAAAAAGTTGCAATGACCCATTATTAATACTGGAATGAAAAATAATTTTCTCACAAGGTATTTCAGAAGAAGACACTTGCTGGGCAGAAGCAACAACAAATAATTTGAACCCGGTAAACTGAATAAATTCTCCACCGCGACCTGGCATGATTACCTCAATATCTTAGGTTGTATATATTCCCAGGTGCCGATTGCACCGACAATTGAAGGTGGGCGACAATGTTCTGGAGTGCGCTATGTATAGACGCATATTTATCTTTGGTCAACTTATCACGAATATCCCCGCTTCCGGAAGTCGTATATTGGTAACGTCCTTGAAACCCTTCGATCAAATCACGGCATTTATGATGGACCATAATGCCAGGTCTTCCCTGAAATGACCGAGACATAAACTCTTCAACTTTGTTAATCTTCAGTTTTTGATCCTTAACTGTTCTGATAAATGACACACCGTGTTCTCTCTCCAAAAGCTCCATTATCGTCATATTGGCCATATTCACGTGCTCGACACCATTCTTGTCCAAAGGCTTTCCAAATCCCGATATATCTAGAACGCGAAATCCCTGGTACCCATCATTAGTCAGTCTATAGTGGGCAAGAAAGGCTTCTACCTGGTTAACGGTGAATTCATTGAACTCATTAACGATCTGTATGCCCCCATAGACGGTATTCCAGGCAGTAAGGCAGGATACCCCACCAAGATCGAAGCACCATCCCCTATAGACGACCTCTCCGCTTATAGGATCCTTTTCATGGTTAATATATTCAGGGGAGAAATTATGGTAGACGTTATCCATATTCGCCTTGCCTTCGAATTTCGCTACCTTGTAGGCAATCATTCTCCAATCTACCCGGTCATCGTCACAACCATCATCTGCCTCAGTTTTTCCATTATCCTTTTCAACAAAGGTCAAAAATTCCGATATTGCCTCGGGATCTCTAATCCCCACCAGTTGCTTGGAAATCAAGTGTTTGGTCCTGCTGACTATCTCTGGTTTGGTCTTGCGATTTGTCTCGAAACCCAGGGCCATGGTTATTTTCTCCTGATCATGATCCTGGTGGGTTCTACGGCGATAAATATTGGGATAAATCTGCTTAAGCTCACCTACCGTCGCATGGCCATGATTATTAATTTCAGGAGCCACAGTATGCCAGTTGTAATACACCGCAGTTTTCTTAATATCATGCGCAAAAGTCGTAGGCTCAGTATGCCCATGGTACACGCACATATCGTCGAGGTTCTGATTAATGACACCACCAGCTGAAGCATCTCCCGTCGGGATCCCCAAGCAACTATCCCAAGCAGAAAAATAAGTCCCATTTGTCCGGTACAAATTTAACGCGAGTACATTCAGGATCGACCCATTCAAGCCTTCCAAGTTCTCCTCCATTAACTCCCTGCAAGTTTATCAGCATTTCATCAAGGATCTCAGTATCGAATACGTTTCGACCTGTAGTGGCAAACGCTTCGCGCCATGTAGAAGGATACTCTGTGTGGAATTCTGCCAAATCTCCATTACACTCATCGACAATCGCAATCCGGCGCCATTTCAAATTCTCAAGAGTGCAATCCTGATGGTTCTCGTAAAGATCCTTTTCCCCATCGTATAGTGGATCTTCGTCCAAACTTTCCAGAAATTCCTGGCGTTCTTCCTCATCGTGGAAAGGTTCCTGATATCCTTCTTCCCAATACCAAGGAATGAAAATGGCAAGCCAATTATTCTTACCATAAATGGCATCCACAAAGGTTTTCCAAAAATATCCCCCGGGGCCATTCCCTGTACTCTCCATTACTATCCAGGATCCGTACCGAGGAACACTCTTTGTTAAACCCTTCATTAACGCCTTAGCATCTCTCCAAAACGCTACCTCGGAGGCATGTACACGATGAAGGGTCATTGATCTAGACCCCTCTATCCTATCCGCGGTCTTTACGATAAAGGAACTGCCCAGTCCCCCGCCTTTTTCCTTATCGAATAGGAGTTTCTTTCCTCTTTGACGGGCCAATGTAGACGGGGTTATTTCATCGGGTAGTTCTTTTAGAAAGGTCTCCGACATAGCGAATATGTTTTCCGCACTGTCTGCTTCGTGGGAGACAATCTCAGTCTTTAATCCAGGGATTGTCGTAGTATCCTTGAAGAACATTCCCTCTATTGCAGTGGAAACCCCTATTTGCCTGGCCTTTACAACTACTGCCCGAACCCTGCCAGTTTCCTCGAACTGCTTGAGCATTAAATCCAATGCATATTCCTGCCCCTTCTTTATTTCGAAAGGGATAAGACCAGCCTCCTTGCTATTGATCTTAAGAAAATGTCGA